GCACCCGGCCATGATGGTTTGCAGCTTGGAATACTGGTTCGTGCCAGCGATGGTCTTGGCAAGGTTGGCCTGCTCTTGGTCGGTCAGGTCGCCCCAGACCCCGGCAATCCCGGTAAGGATGCTGGACAGGGACTGCATATTGCCCTGCGCATCGTAGATGTTCACGCCATAGTTCGCCAGTTCGTCACCGCACTTTTTCGTGTTGGTGGCAAGACGGGTGAAGATGGCGTTCAGGGCTGTGCCAGCCTCGCCGCCCTTAACACCTGCATTGGCCATGGTAGCCAGGACTGCGGTGGTCTCCTCAACAGAGTAGCCGAGGGAGGTGGCGGTGGATGCACACGCCTTGTATGCCTCGCCCAGCTGGATCACATCCGTGTTGGAGTGAGCCATGGCGTAGGCCATCACATTGACAAAGTGCGTGGTGTCAGAGGCTTTCAGACCAAAGGCGGTCAGATAGTCGGTGACAATATCCGATGCCTGCGCCAAGTCCATGTTGGCAGCAGCAGCCAGATTCAGCACCGGGCTGATGCCCTCCAGCATAGACTGGGTGTTCCAGCCTGCCAGAGCCATGTAAGACAGAGCGTCCGCAGATTCACCGGCGGTGAACTTGGTGGTTGCGCCCATCTCCTTGGCTTTGTCGGACAGGGCTTCCAGTTCATCGCCGGATGCGCCGGACAGGGCTTCGACGTTGCTCATGGATGCTTCAAAATCACCTGCGGTGTTGATGCAGTCCATGTATGCGTCTTTGATTTCGCCGAGGGCTTTTGCGATGCCAGCCGTGGCAAGCACAGATTCAACGGCATCGAGGGCTTCGACAGATTTCTCGCCGAAGCCCTTTGCGCCCTCTCCGGCCTCGTCCATGGTCTTTTTGAGGTCAACCTGCTGGTCTTTCAGCTTATCGACCTCGGTTTCCAGCCGAGTGGTTTCTGCTGTCAGCTGCGTGGTGTCCACGCCAGCTTCCCGCAGGGTGTTCCCGGTGGCAGCCAGACGCTGCTCATAGGTGTGCAGGGAGGTCGTGGTCTTGTCGATCTGCGCCTGCTTGGAAATCAGCTTGTTTTCCAACGCAGAGGAATAGCCCTCGGTCTCCTGAATCTCTTTCTGGATGTTATTGTACTGCTGCTGCAAGACGGCCAGCCGCTGCTTGGTGGAGTCAACGGCCTGCTGCTGCTTCTGGTACGCGGTTATGTCGGACTGTACCTTGTTCAGCTGCTGGATTCTGTTCTGTGTTTCCACAAGGGCAGACTGTGCAGCCTTGAAGGTGCTGGAGAAGTTGCTGTTCTGTTTGGCGGACAGGTTGAACAGCAACTCCCATTCTTTTCGAGCCACTACTTCGCCTTTCTCGCCTTTTCGCGCTCGGCAACAATGGCATTGTTGGTATCAATCCATTGCCGCAGCTGATACAGAGGCATTGCAAGCCAGTATGGTGCAGGGGTGTTGTTGCCCTGCGCCATCAGAAGGGCTTGCCGCCGCAGCCACTCTCCACCATCATCAGTTACACATCCGACAGCATCAAAAAATTTCTTGCTTTGGTGCGGATGGTGTTGTAATCCCGAATGCTCATTGCGCCGATAACGTCAACGCCGATGGGCTGCGTACACGCCCGGCAAGCCATCCGAATCAGATATCCCGCACTCATGCTCGGCACGATAACCGGCTGGCGCAGAGCGGACATTTCAGCCTCGATTGCAAGCGAATCGTTGCCGGTCAGCTTGCCGAAGTCAAACGTCAGGGTGTCGTACTTCTTGCCCTCATACTCAAACGGCTGAACGAGCTTGTGGACGTACACATAAGGGTCGGTGGCAGCTTTGTTCGCAGCGGCGATGGCTGCATCGTACTCCTTATCGCTGATGGTGGTGTTCATAGCGGCTGCTCCTTTCGCAGTTAAAAAATAGGCCGGAGCCGCAAAATGCAGCCCCGGCATAACGATTGGCTCTGATTACTTGCCCAGCGCCTTGCGGACAGCTGCCAGATAATCCGTGCCGTTGATGTAGCAAATGAAGTTCAGCGGATCCAGTTCACGCACCTTCTTGCCATCGAGATAAGTTGCCCAGTAGCGGACAGCGTACTCGCCGGAGCCGTTGGCGGGAGTCGCCGGAGCGATAGTGCCGCCCTTGGTGGACTTCGGAATAACGACAAGAACGTGCTTTTCAGAACGAGCATCAATAGTGCCATTGATGGGATCCTCATACTGAACAGGAACACGCAGATCAATCTGGTGGCGGCGAATCTCGGACAGCTTGATGGACTGTGCCGTAGTGGTGCGAAATTCCAGACCAAGGGTCATTGCTTCGAGATGACCCAAAATAACGGCATCAATGTTGCCGCCGATGCCGGCGCCGGAGATAGACTGCGTCAGAAAAGTCACATCAGGCAGTGTAGCTTTTGCCATTCCCGCATACTCAATGCTGTCTTCGTAGACAGCAAAATTGATAATGCTCTGATCGATTGCCATAGTAGTACCTCCTCTTTAGGACTGGAGTGCGCTGGTCACATAGTCAGCGTCATACTCCAGCACGAAGTCGATTTCCTGCGCCGGAGAGGGCGGGGTCATGTAGACGTGCAGCTTGATTTTGCCAGCCATCAGGCTGGTCAGGGGGTTCTCGCTTTCCAGCATCTCCACGCGGGCACCCAGCAGGTAGCCTGCGCCAACCAGACCATTCAGCCAGATGTTTGCGCTGTCCAAAATGGTGTCAATCAGGCGGCGGTTCATCGGCTTGTCCAGCTTAGACCAGAAAGTCTTGATAAGCGTGTTGGAAACATAGTCGAACATCCGGCTGATGGGGATGAAGTAGTCCTTCACATCAGTGGACTTAGGGTAGCAGCCAGTGTGGTTGCCCCATGCGGTCCAGCTGCCCATGAAGTTCAGGAACGTGCAGATGCCAGCGGCATCGACCACGTTTGCCTGATTGTAGGTCAGGTTGATAGCTGCGCCGTCATCGTCGCACAGACCGTCGATGTGGACGGTCTTGTTGGAGGGGCTCTCGTAAGGGATACCACCATTGTTGGTGTCGGTCTCCGCGAGGCAGCCCGCCATGACGGTAGAGCCGTGGAACTTCAGCTCGCCCAGAGTGCCGTTGGGCCAGCACAGAATGGACTTCTGGTCGTAGGTGCCAGCGTTCTTGGCTTCCACAGCGGCAGTGTAGGTCTTTGCAGAAATGTCCACCAGAGCCTTGCCGGAGAACATACCGTTGATAGAGCCAGCCTTTGCAGCCAGCGCAGCAGCAACGGTAGCCTCATTGGAGAAGCCGGGTGCCATAATCAGGTCGGGCACAATGCCGAACATAGTCAGGCAAGCCTCGACCTGCTCGACAGCAGCTGCCACAGCCTCGGCCTCAGCGTTTTCAGCGAGCGGCAGGAAAATGACAGGCTGGCAAGCGCACAGCTTGAAGTGATAGTACATCACCTCGCAAACGGTGAACTTTTTCCAGTCATCGTCATAGCCCAGCTGTTCCACCGCTTCGGTGTAGCTGGTGCACAGCACAGGGGTACCAGCGGTTGCAGCGGTGCCAGTTGCCTTAGACAGCGGCGCAGTACCGATGACAAAGGGAATGCCGCAGGTTGCGGCGTTCGGGGTTGCCACGGCGGTGTCGGCGCGGCTGACGTTAATACCATGATCTGCCATAGTATGTAATCCTCCTTACTTAGATTTGGCGAGCATCCGGGCATACGCAAGGATAGCCTCGCTGCGTGCTTTTGCCTTTTCAGGCGTGGTGTTCAGTTCGGCCACATCGATGACGAAGTCGGCCACACCGGGATATTTCCCGGTGGCAATTTTCACATCGTCACGATTCACCGCCTCCGCAGCAGCGCAAGGGTAAATCGTGTTTTTCTGGATATAGCCCAGAATGGACGGGCCAACGTAAATGGAAACGCCGGGCTTGCTCTGCGCAGGCTCGGCGTTCACGGTGGTTTCGGCGGGCTGTTCCGCCGCGGTCTTTTTTACCGCCATAATCTAATATCCTCCGTTTGCTGCACGGTCGGCAGCTTCCAGTGGGTAATCATCTCTCCGGCGTAATACGGTTTGGTTTCCTCATCGTAGGGAACGCTTTCCAGCTTGTGACCGGGAGAAAGGACAAGCGTAAACTGATACCGATGCTCGCCATCAGTGCCGGTTCCGCCTACTTTGCGAACTTTGAGCAATTCCACACGAAACCGCTCCATCATGTTCAGGAGAGCAAGGTCGCCCTCTTGTTCATCCGGGTTGTAGCAGCAAAAGATAGAGCGCACAGAAACCACCGTCCGCTCCTCGCTGCCGGGCTGCTGCTCCGTTTCCAGCGGGATGACCCGATGGATGATGTACGGGGCTTTCTTCTTAGCCGAACGGCTGTCGGGCAGCCGCATCAGATAGACTTCCGGGGCACGGTAGGCCTGTTCGGTATCGCCCTGCTGCATAGCCACCGGGAGAATCATGTCGGCCATGATTTTCTCCGTAAAGGCTTTCAGCTGTTCAAGCAAAACAACACTGGTCATATCAGACACCCCATCCGTTCAAAATTCGCGTGATTTCATGCTCAATGCGCTCCTCATAGGTGGATGCCATTTTCTCCTCAATGGAGTCCATGACATTCTCGTTGGAGTACATCATCTGCGGGGTGGCAGGGCCAAACAGTTCCTTGACCGGGAACCGTTTTTCTCCTTGCCGCTCATAGATGCCATAGTGAGAGCCCATCTTTGCCTCGAAAGCGTGGTCCAGTGCCTGTCTTGCGCCGGACTTCTTCACGCGAGTTACCACGCGGCCGCTGCGGTCCACCTTGGTATCGAAAACTCTAAGGGGGATGACGCTGCCACGGTAGCCGAAGTTGATAGAAACCTCGCCATTGCTGCCCCGCTGGATGTTGTTGATATTCTTTGTGCGGTTGGAAAATTCGCTGCTGCTGATGGCATACTCCTGCGTGACTGCCCGCTTCGCCACCGTTTTTCCGGCGGCAGCGGCGCGAGCCAGCGCAGATCCTACAGCACGATTGGCACCTCCGGGAATTCCGGCGAGGAGGGCAGACACCCGGTCAAATCCTTCCTCTGCAATGTCAACGGTGATGCCAGCAGCTACGCTGTGCATCATGGTGTCCGTTGTCACATCACTCATTCGTCAATCGCCTCCAGTTCCACCCGCAGCATCCCCATCTCGCAGACAGAGGATGCCACATAGTAGTTTCGGACGAATCCATCCTCGTCAATGCCCAGCTTGCAATCCTTCTCAGGCTGCTTTCCGCCGAGGGCTGCAATATCGCAGTGCAGCACCCGGCTGACCCGGTACAGACCCTGCGCATGGTCGCTGATGGCCTGGCGTACACGCTCCTTTTCGGAGAGGCCTGTCAGAACCAGAGGAACGTCAGGGTATTCCTCTCCATCATAGTAGACCGTGTGCGTTTCGGCGAACTCATCCAGATTCAGAAAGACGCTGTTCAGGTCTTCCTGCACAGCGTCTTTAAAGGCACTCACGCCGTGGGCATCGCAGCTGCCAGTTCAGGACCATCGGTGCACTCGTCACCGGGCACAACGTCCTCGGCGCAGATAGCCTGAATGAGTGCGTCCTTGGTCTTGAGCTGCTTGGTGTCGATGCCCATATCCGCAGCCAGCTTTTTCAGGTTGGCAACGGTCATATCGTGCAGCTGGTCAGGGTCGAGGTGTGCCGCCTCAGAGCCGTTCTGCGAGGCTTCGGCTGCGGGGGTGTCGTTACCTTTCGCAGTTGCCGGAACGTCCGCAGGGACGGTTTCCGGGGCAGTGGGCGCAGAAAACGCGCATTTCGCCACACCCAGCCCGATAAGGCGGGCCGCTTCGGCATCGCTGACCTCGCACCGCTCGCCATGCGCAACAGTGTGAACGCCAGTCTTGGTGGGGCAGCCGTAGCCACCGCAAAGAATTTCAACAATCATCGGTGTACTCCTTTCAGGTCGGACTTAGCCGACCATGTTCTTGGCGCGAATCCACGGAATGTAGTTCTTGGGTGCAGCCAGAGGACGAGACTTCAGGGCGGTCTTGCGAGTGTCGTTTTCCTGATCGATGCTGAACTTCGGAACACGGCGGCCAGAAATGGTGGACTGGATGGTGTCGCCGTAGTTGATCTGAGTGATAGCACCATACATCAGATGGCCGCAGCCGGGAGCCGTAATCACGGCATCGGTCTTGGGGAAGTAACTCTGCTCCTTGTCGGTGGAATCCACATAGGTTTCATCAACAGAAATCAGATTCAATTTGTAGCCGCGGAAGTTGAGGGTGCCACCGTAGACAACACCGTCGTATGCGCTCAGCTGCTGCTCAATCTGGCCGATGATGATGCCGGAATTCTTATCCAGCAGACGCTGAACCTTTTCGAGATTCATCACTGCGTCATAAACATCAGCACCCAGCAGCAGGTCGGCAGCGCGCAGACCACGCTTGGACAGCAGCCGGCACATAGCCGGAACGTCGCCAAAGAAATTGCCACCTTCCTCGTTCCACTTGTGGGCGGCAGTGTAGATGTGGTCGTTCTCGTGGCCGGGATTGTAGAAATTCACGACCTTTGCCTCGCCCTTGGTCACGTTGTCGATCATCTCCTGCATGACGCATCCGTTGTCCAGCATGGTCTGTGCGCACATCCACTCCTCGGTGCGGGTGATACGGCCATCCATGTCAGCCAGATCGTTCTGGACCAGTTTTGCGGCACGCTGGGCAGGGGTGCTGTTGGCATAGATGGCCTCGCCGAAGCCACGCTTCGTCAGGTCATCAGAGGTCAGAGGACGGCTCACACCGATGGACGCAGGCTCAAACTCGTGGACCTCGTAGCCCGTGCGCTCCATCGGGATTGCGCCGACACGAGGCGACACAAAGGCTGCGATCTTGCGGTCGCCGTCCATGTACTCGGTCAGCACCTTGTTGGTGCTGAAGATGTCGCCCTCCTCCGTGGGAAAGTAGCGGTCACGGAAAAAAGTCTGCTTGGGCACAATGCGCTTCTGCACGGCCATCAGGGTATAGGTGTCAAAGAAATTCAGTTCAGCAGGCATTGTAGTTCCTCCTCTTACAGTGCAGGTGCAGCAGCCTTGAAGAAAATGCCGCCGTTACGCAGGGTATCCTTCTCAGCCTCGGTGATAGTATGATCATTGATGGTGACGCACTTGTTCAGGTTGAAGCAGCCGGCCAGATAGACGGGAACGGTCACATCATCAGTGGTGCCAACCTCAACATCATCGCACAGGATGGCGTATGCGGTCAGGGTCTCCGTATCACCGCTGGCAGCTGTGCCCAGTGCCACCAGCTTGTTATCGCCTGCGGTACCGCCGGACTTTGCCAGAATGGTGCCGCGCTTGATGGTGCCGGCGGTGCCCAGCTTGCGGAGGGTGCCGCCGCTGACAACCAGCTTGGGATTGATGTCGGCAATCAGGCCGTCATACTCCATGGTGCCGAGAGATTTGCTCAGTTCGCTCATAGTAGTGTTCCTCCTCACTTCTTGTCATCGTCGAGCAGTTCGGCGACGGCTGCGTCGGCAGCAGCCATGCGCTCGGCCTGCGTCTTGGGCACATTGCCCTTTGCATCGGGCAGAGATTCCGGGCTGCCAGATGCAGACGCGCCCGGAACAGCCTCCACGTTCTGTGCACCAGATGCGGCGTTGTCCGTTGCCAGATTCTTCAGGAACTCGTGACCCTGCGCAGCAGCAGCCTTGGCGGCGCGGAATGCCAGCTCGCGAGCATCGCAAGCAGTCTTGCCGTACTTAGCCTCCTGCACCAGAGCGGGGTCAAACAGGCTTGCCACCGAATCGATTTCGGCCAGACGGTTGCGCTCCGCGCTCACGGCTGCGTCAACTGCGGCCTGCGGGTTTTCCGCTGCGGGGGTTGCAGTGGTGGGATTTGCATTGTTTGCCATAGTGGATTGTCCTCCTTCGTTGGACTGGGCGGCGGGTGCCGCCGGTGTATTTGCAGCAGCGGCAGCAGGTGCAGCCGCTTTAGCCATAGGGATGTTGTCGGGCAGCTTTACGCCGGGCATCAGGCGCAGGGCGTGACCCTTTGCGTAGATGGTCTGGCGGTCTGCGCTTGCGGAAATTGCCACGGGCTCGGCATCGTCCAGCAGCTCATTGGCAAAGCCTTTTTCGATGGCCTCCTTGCCCGTCATATAGGTGGTGTCGCCCATCATGTGCAGCAGCACGGTTTCAGACAGGCCAGTCTTCCGCTTGTAGATGGCGACTTGGCTCTTATCCCATGCATCATTGGCTTCCGCAGCCTTGCGAAGTTCGTCAGCATTGAGCGCGCCTCGAATGGGAGTCCAGCACTTGTGAATCATCACAAGGCTGGAAGGATTCACCTTTACCGTATCGCAGGCGCACATGATAAGACTGCCGCCAGACATGGCCACGCCGTCCACAATGCAGGTCAGCTTCGTGCCCTTGGCGGCCAGTTCGCGCAGTCTGTTGTGAATCAGGATGGAAACGCCCTCATCGCCGCCCAGACTGTCCATGCGGATGATGATCTGCGGGCAGTTTTCGACCTGCTGCAAGTCCGACAGGAACTCGCTCTCGATGATGTACTGTCCCGGAATCGGCTCGTCAGTCCACCAGTCGATGGGCTGCGTTTCCACGATTTCGCCGTACATAGTAATATCCGCGGTCTGGCCGTCAGTGCTGGCCATTGCATAACAAGGCCGCAGGATATTCACCTGCGGTGCGTTATTCGGTCTGGGCATTTTGCTTACCTCCCTGTGTCGTAATGCTGGCGGTGGTTTCGATTGCGCCCTCACTGCCAGCTGCTTTCAGCAGCTCATTTTCACGAGCCAGCTGTTCGGCGTTTTCGGTCCAGTCGCCGCCGCCCATCTCAAGGGTGACCTGTTCGTGGGTCTTAAAGGCGTGGTGCGTCTGGAGAATGGCTGCATTGACTTCCTTGGCGGGGTCAAGACTACCCTGCACAGGGCCAATCCAGCGGGCACCGCACCATGCAGCACGGAGCAGCGGGTCATCAAAAAAGCCCGGAGCGATTACTCGCCCACGGGCTACGGCCTCTGCTAGCCAGATCTCATACGCGGGCTGGCAGAAGCTGTCCACCAGCCATGTGCGGCGCATCTTGAACGCCTCCCATGCTTCCAGCAGGGCAGCACGGCTTGCCGAATAGCTGGCGTTGAACTCCTTCAGCAGCAGTTCGTACGGCATCTCAATGGCGCCGCCCATCAGCTTACACATCGTCCGAACGAACGTATCAAAGCCCGCAGTCGGGAGATTCGGATTTCCAAACTTGACATCCTCGTCTTGGCCGAGGTGAAAAACCTGACCGGGCCCCATCTCATATTCGGAATCGCTGTGGCTGACATTGTTGGCCTGTGGATTATCCACAGGAACACCGCCAAGGTCACCGCTTCCAGTTTCGCTGAACGGGATGCCGCTCTTGGACGTGTTGGTGACAATCCACGCCGTGAAGTAGCTCTGGACCAGTGCTGCAATCAGTTCCGATTCGGTGTATCTGCGCAGCTGGAGCAGCGGTTCGATGATGGGCGCAATGAGCGGAACACCACGGTACTGGTCCGGGCGTTCCGATTCCATGATGTGCAGGATCTGGGGTAGCCCGGTAGTTGCGCCGATGGCCTCTACCCGCTGCCATGTGGTCGTATCGTTCCTCCATTCGTGCGGGTAGGTGTTTCGCACCCAGTAGGCCACGATCGCACCGCTGCTGTCCACTTCCACGCCGTCATAGATTTTGTTTCCGTTGCTGGGGTTCTTGCCCTCGGTGTAGCCCAGACCATCCAGCAGACCGCCGTACTTGTCCGGGGTGGACACTCGGTCGGCCTCCACCAGATGCAGCCGAAGGCCATAGGGATGCAGCTTGTCCGGGTTGCGGATTTTCACCACGGCGAACACATCGCCGCTCATGAGCCAGCTTTTCAAAGCCAGCTGCTGCAAGCCGTAGAAGTTGTTCAGCCCCATGGCATCGCAGCTGCGGCGGTTCTCCGCCCACAGCCGGAACTCAGCCTCGGTCTTGGTCTGCCATTCTTTGGCCGCCTCCGGGGAAAGCCCCAACACATCCCGGTCAATGGTTGCTTTCAGGTTCAGGCCAGTGCCGACCACCTTTGTGCGGTTGGTGTTGATGGCACTCGTGGCAATCGGTGCGCTCATGTAGAGCATCCGGCTGCGCTGCCGCAGGGTGTCGGCGTTGTCGTGTATATCGCTGCTCGGCGAGTTGCTGTTGGGGAAGAATGCCCGCAGCGCGCGCCGCTTGTAGGATGCGCCCGCTTCGCTGTATCCGCTGGCTTGCGGTACAGCAGTGACGCGGTATCTGACTCTCAAAAGTAATCGCCTCCGTAAATTTCAAACCAAGCGGGCTGGCTGGGGAAAGGAGTAAAAAGCAGCCAGCCCGCGGCAAAAGCCCAGATGGGCTGTTACCCTAAAAAATTACCAATCGCGCGGAATAACGGCAAATGCCTTGCGGGCACTCTGGCCGTTCAGCAGCGCAGTCAGTTCATCGACTTTTTCCTCGGCATCCTTGATTTCGTCGCTCAATTTGCCGAGGTCGAGGCGTGTAAGTTCCCGGTCATCAAGACGGTAGCTTTTCACGCCGCCGGAAAGCAGCTTGTTGTAGGCCAAATACAGGTTGTCAAGCCGCTGCGTGTGGAACTCCAGCCGCTTTTTGATGGTCACGGTATCCATACCTCACACCTCACCAGTCGTCTAAAAGTTTTTCCCGTTTCCTGCCGGTTGGCCGGGAGCGGGAGATGGGTTGTTGAATATTTACTGCTGCCGGGGTATCGACGACCTTGCCACGCAGCTGCTTTAGCCTGCGGTCAATGGCATCTAGGTCTTTTGGCACGACCTTGTAAGCTGCCAGAGCGTAGTTCCGACAGTCCAAAGGCTCGTTGCGCTCGTGGCCGGAGATTTTATCCCACTGCCATGGGTTTCGGTGCCCCTCTTTGTAAATCAAATGTTCGGACAACAAGCCGTTGAAATATCTCGGACCGTAGTCATCCCGGCGCGGGAAATGGCAATATCGAGCTCCCGGCTCCTGTACTTTCAAATCGTCCATGATGATTTGCTTTCCAGAGTCAACACCTATCTGGTATTGCCAGCACATCCCAACGTACTTGTTTTGAATCGTGATTTTCTGCTGCTTTGGCGGAGCCGTAAAAGGCTTATCTGGGCCCGGCATACCTTTGATGCAGAAAACCTTTTTGCCGATTCGGTCGTGGCAGCGCATACGCACATCCTGCGTAAAGTGTCCGCCTTCGTCTACGAACGAAATGGACACAGTCATCTTCAATCCATCAGAGAACTTTAGCTGCCTATCAAAAACCAGTTCATCCAGCTGCTGCCAAACTTCATCACTGTCCGGGCGGCCCATAACAATGCCTTTTTCGATACCCCATGTTTCCCCGAAGTGGCCGAAGCCCACAATCTCGTACTCCATGCGATCATCTTGGGTATCAATGCCAGCGGTCAAGAACAGCACGCCATCCGGCAGTTCCGCCGGGTATTCCTCCCTGCGGCCCAACATGGTATCCTCGTCCTGCACATCGCCACGGTCTTCCCACAGCAGCCCAAGGCGGGTGTTGTAGACAACCTGCATCTTCTTGGTATCGCCCAAGGCGTTCAGGTATTTCAGCACGGTGTCTTTCCATGCCGCCCATTGGCTGACGAAGCTGTTCAGCCAGAAGCTGCGAATGCCGTTCTCATAGGCTGCCGGGTTTTCGGCCTGCCAGTGAGCGGGTGCCCGCTTCATGGTCACCTCGTCCGAAATGCAGCCGCACTCCGGGCAGAGATACCACACGTCCTTGACCTTGTAGGTTTTCTCGCCGTGGGTCTCGATGGTGTCGTAATCGTACCGAATATCTTCCCAGCGCAGTTCGTGGAAACCCTTGCAGTGCGGGCACTGGGATACCCAGCGTTCCATCGTGCCCTTGACGTAGGACTTGGCGATGGCACTGTGCCCCTTGATGGTGGGGGTGCTGACCTCCACCGCCTTGGCATTGTAGAACGTGGTCTGTCTGGCCATTGCCAGTTCCCAAGGGTCGCCCTCAGTGCCGGCACTCGTAGCCCAGCGGTCACGTTCATCTCCCAGCACATAGCGGATGGGCTTCGATGCCAGAGCGTGTGCCTCGGTGGAACCGCACATGGTCAGGATACCGCCGGGGTAACTCTTTTGCAGAATGGTGTTGCCGCTGTCTCGGCTCTTGCTCTCTGCCACCTTTGCCCGCAGGGTAGGACAGTCTCGTATCATGGGAGCGATACGCAGCTTGCTGTACTCCTTGGCATCAGTCTGAACCGGGTGGATAAAAAGGATAGATCCGGGGTCAACGTCAATCGTTCTGCCGATGACGTTGTTCTCAAACTCCGATTTGCCGACCTGCGAGGACGCAACGACAACGATGTGATGGACGCGAGGGTCAGAGTATGCGTCCATGATTTCCACCAGATAGGGCGTTCTGCTGTTGCGCCAGCGGCCTTGTTCAGCAGATGCTTCCGGGGACAGGACGCGGTTTTGTGCTGCCCACTCGCTGACCGTCACGTTGGGCGGCGGGCGAATAGCTGCCACCAGCTTCGACACCAGAGCATTCAGGCGGTCTACTGCGGCGTTGTCACTCATCCTCGTCACCGCCCAGTTTATCAGTCCACGACCGGCGTTCCCGAACGCGAGCCTCATACTTGGCCGGGTCATAGCGGAACAGAGCGATTTCCTCCGCAATCTGATTGACCTCGCCACGCATATACTCTGCGACCTCAGCAGGGTCAGACAGAGCAGCGGCATTGATGGCCACCCGGCTGGGCAACGCCATCAGCGCACCCCGGATGGTGTAGATAAGTTCGGCGGTCATGGCTGCCACATCCTCGCTGCGGTGCATCTGCCCGGACAATTCCTTGGCTTCTGCCTGTGCGATTTTGGCCTTGCTGGTCTTGAGCGTGGCCTCAGCCTTGGCCTTGACCCGCTCAATCTTCTTGGCCTCCTCCGCTTCTTCCTTGGTCAGTCCGCCACGGGAGATGCTGCCGATGTAGGCTTGCACGGCATCAGATAAGACGAACTTGCCCCGGCTGACGGTGGTAAGCACACCATCCTGTGTCAGCTGCTGCACTCTGCGGCCTGTGATTCCCAGTATCAGAGCCAGTTCGGTGGTGGTCACGTTTCTGTCAGCAAGTCTTTCTTTTGTAGGCATCCATAAACCACCTCCTTTTCTGGTAAAACTATCTGGAAAATTCCTTGAAATTCGTTATACAAAGCGTAACGAAATGGCTGATTTTTCCCTTACTAACTAGCATGATTTCGGGGTCGACGAGCCCGCTCATGGTAGGGTACCCCCGTCACAGTACCTTTTCGGCACTGAACGGCTGCTCCTGCCCGCTGTCGGGCGGGTGGAGCGCAGCTTCAACCATTGCAGGGTCATACACGAGGGTGAACTCCATGTCCTGCACAGGCACAGGCTTATTAACGTAGATGTCTACGACAGGCATTGTGATACGCTCCTCTCTCAGATGCTGCGGATGACCTTGGCCTTGGAGTATGTCGGATGGTCTTTGGTCATCATGTTCAGGAACTCGTCTTTGGTGAAGCCGGACAGACGGAAGATTTCTTCGGGCTTCATGCCCAGCTGCTTGCCGATCTCGTCCACGGTCTTGCCCTCGTCCATGAGCTTCTTCACGATGGCTTTCATGGGGTCGAGCAGGTGTGTGCCGCGGGCGCGGTTGTGGGTGATTGTGCCGTATACATCGGCACTCTCGTCACCGTGATGGTCTACGACTACGACAGGCACCTTGCCGCCCAGCAGGGACAGCAGCGGTTCGCGGCCTGATACTGTCCAGCGGTGGAAGCCGTCAATGATGGTTCCGTCCGGGCGTACCACGATGGGCAGCGTCCAGCCGTTGGTCAGGATGGACTGCACCAGCAGCTTCAGGTTCTCCTCACTGACCTTATTGGGGTTGTAGTCGTTGGCGTGGATGGTGTTGCGGTCTACCCACTGGAGGGATGCCAGCGGTGCGAATACGTCAATGTTTTCCATGGTTCTGCTCCTCTTTGATGCGGGCGTTGTGGTCGTTGTAGATGGTGGTCCAGAGGATGCGCAGGATACGCATCTTGGGATCTCCGTACAGCAGCCCCTCATACATGGTCTTGTAGTGCTTCTGTTCAGCGATACCATAGGTCTTTATGAACAGGCCTCGCCAGTGGTCGATGTGGGATAAGGTGTCCTTGGCGATGGTGTACCGCTCCGGGTGGAGGAATAGCAGGTCTTTGCAGAGGGCTTTATAATCCTTCTGTTCGGTATCTGCTTCCAGCTCACGCCGCTTGCGGGTGCTGCGCCGGAACATCTCGGAATCCCAGTAAAGCAGAACGAGGTAGGCGTTTGGCTCTCGCCGCTGGATACGCTCCCACAGGTCGTTGTCGGTTTCTGCAACCCACCGTAGGCCTTGTGTGCTGGTATCTCCAAAGAAAGCGCAAAGCCGGAGTGCATTTTTATGCACACCAGCTTCGTACAAACGCATATAGATTTCAGGGAATTCAAGGTTTCGCTCTTTGATGTACAGCCAAACATCGGAATCGGCCCAATCGTAGATGGGATAGAACTTGCCGCCTTTTGTGATACGTTCCATCTTGGTGTTGGCGATGCACTTAAAGCGGGTCAGACTTTCTGCCGTGCGCAGGCCGACCAGCTGAATGCCGTCGCGGAACGCCTTTTCGCAGAACGTCTGGTAGTTCATCTCTCCGGGGTGGTGCAGGTATGGGCTGTACCTGATGGCAAAATCGGGCGGGGTACGCATCCACACATCTTCTTTGCCCGGCTCCCATGTTATCCACGATTCTGACGCGGAAAGGTGGTCTATCACGCACACCTGCTTGAACGGCAAGCAAAACCACAGGAATTTCGCGCCGACCGACAGGAAGTTGCGCCGCCAGCGGTGCGCTGCATCGACCATGGAGGGGTAAAGCCCTTCTTCGTCAATGAATGTCACCGTCAGCTGCTTGGGGTCGAGTTCGCCGGAGAGAATCATCTCATACACGAGGTTGGCCATGCACAGGCTGTCCTTGCCGGAGGAAAACGACAGATAGATTTTGCAGCCGTTTGCGAACACATTGCGGATACGGATTTTCGCCGCTTGCAGCACGTTCATGCTGCTTTCCACTACTTTCACAGGCATATCAGTTCACCACACTTCGGGCAACGGATGCACCTGTGCTGCTCCACGCCGCTGTCCGCCTCTGGAGCAGCTGTTTGCGGTTCAGAAGGTGTAGACACCTCCAGCACTGTGGAGGGCTGCTGCGGAGCAGCGGAGACGGTAGGAGCAGGCTGCGGGGCGGGAGCCACCGGGTAGGTCGGTGTTTCGGCATACGGAACATGTTCCTCTGCCTGGTGGCGGCTGATGGGTGCGATCTCGTTTTCCGGGAAATCGCCGTAGGAGCTGATTACTTCATCAGCTTCATCCGTGGTGCTGTTCAGCATTTCCAGCAGGTCAGCATCCCAGCCCGGAACGTCCACATCGCCGTCCAGTTCCTTGACCAGCTCTTCGATGGCATCCACATCTGTAAAGCCGAGTTCATAGACCTTGTTGTCGGCCATCATCAGCTTTTTCTTCTGCACATCGGTCAGCCCGACCATCACATAACAGTCGCAGGTTTCCCGACCCATGCGGAGCAGGGCTTCGTACAGACCGTTGCCGGCAATGATTTCGCCATCCTCGGCAACGACCAGCGGCTTCACCTGACCGAACATCTCAATGCTGCGGATGTACTCGGTGATTTGCTTGTCGGAGTGCCGGCGGATGTTGTGGGTAGGCTTATGCAGCTCTGCCAACTTCTTTACCGTGATGTTCATCGTGCGGCCTCCTTCCTGTCAGAAACGAGGTCCAGAACGATGGAGAACAGGACGGCGGCTACGACAACGTAGATGCGGATCGTGCTCATCAGCTGCCAGATGCCCATAACGCCAAGCGGAATCAGGATCTGCCACGAGGCCACGGTGAGAACATCCAGTGCAAAGCCAAACTTCTTGCCGAAAACCAGATATTCGCAGTAGAGATAGGTAGACAGTGAGGAAATGGCGATGACCGTAATCAAGATAGCTTTCATTACGTTCAGCACCGGGCTGAAGCGCACCCACGTGAGCAGCGCAGCCAGCACCATGTAGATGCCAAACATCACGCCCGCTAGCACGAAGGCCTTTTTCATGTTGCCGCGCTTGGTGCCGTCCGTATTTTCATCGTTGTACTCAAACAGCGAATAGTAATACGGACAAGCAAATGGGCCGGGCAGCAGAAGTAAGCCGTTGTACACGCCAGCCTTAATACCAGCGGCGTTTACACCGGGGTCGATGACGGCGAACGTGCCGCCAGTGTACACCAGAGCAGCAGCCACTACTACGGCCAGCAGGCCATAAACGACCACCCATGAAAAGCCATCGGACAGCACGTTGCGAATCATGCCGTCTTTGAGCAACATAATCAGGAACGCCACACAGGTGACGTACACGATAATCATGCCGCCCTTGGTTCCAATGGGTGTATCGCCAAAGATCTCGTAGATGCCGCTCATCTGAGTCCACGTCTGAAACAGCGTCAGCAGACCGATGAAGTAGAACATCACCTTGCTCTGCATGATGCGCCGAATGGACGGAACACGGTCAGCGAACAAACCGAACGTGATGCATGCCAGGGAATTGAACACTGCCCAGATGATTGCCGGAACTGCTCCGTATCGCAATGCAATGGTGCGGAAGTTCATCAAGCTGCCTACTCCTGCCCACGATGCAACGATGGAGCAGGCGTAGAAAATAGTGGGACTTGCCTTGAATTTCGCCTTGATTTTCTGATACATGGAAAAATCTCCTTCTTTGCGGCTGGGCACGGCGAAATGTCCAGCTTGCAGCACCTCAGTTTTTCGGGGTGCTGCGGTAATGCCACACGCAAAGGAGAGCAGCGTGCGGCTCGGAATCCTCCTTTCAGGTATAAAAATAGCGGCACCCGCCATTTCTGGCGGGTGCCGCTTGGCTTGATTCGGATTTTGCATCCTAATCATATCACCGGGAGCATCCGTTGTCATCTGAATCCATATCAAAGCGTTGCTGGTCGTTGCTGCTCGTTGATTTCCGTTCTTCCTCGTTGCTGGTCGTTCTTGTTTATTGCACGGCATTACACGCCGTGTGAAACCGTCCTACACCGTCCATCACCGTGTGAAACAATCTGCATTGATTTTTGATATTTTCAGTTTGAATTTAACTTTTGGCAGCCAAAATGTAAAACTTATTTCTATATTTGGCCGTATTTTATGAAAATTCGAGGTTGAATTTGAGTTTTCGGGCAAAAATAAAAAGCCCCGCAAATGCAGGGCTTATCGGTCAATGTGATTCGAGGTAGTTGTAAGCCATCCGGCTGACCCCGGCTTCCGTGTAGCACTTTCCGAGTGCTCCGGCAACTTCTGCCCACGAGTAGCAGCGGACAAACCGCAGCCGGAAGATCAGATAAAGCCGGGCATCCATGATGCTCTTGCAGTACGCCTCGACCTTGGGCTTTTCTTCCGCTGCCTGTTCCTCCAACCAGCGGACGCGTTCATCCATGTCAGCCAGTTCCACAGCCAGATCTGCCACCTTGTCCCGAACACCGGGCGTATGTGGCATACCCGTCAGCTGTGGGGAAGCAGGATTGATTTTCTGCCGAAGATTCTCCAAGGCCTCACGGTCTTTTTCGAGGGTCATCTGAATGTCATAATACTTGGACAATTCCTGTAGTGTCACAGCCTACCTCCGTCATAATTCAGCTGCCGTTTTGCAACGGTGCTTCTGTTATTTTATCACATTTTGCCGTTGGAAGATAGACAGGAAACCCAGAAATTATGTGGTCCGCTCCAATTTTGCACAATCCTGGCACCTCATAGGTCTGGCCGTTGGAATCGGTGCGCTGGATAGGCGGGTCGAGGGGTATGTAGTTCTCACAAGACAGGCAGCTCATTCTTCCACCCTCTCGATTTTCGGGAACGGCTCATGCCCCAGCGGGATAGGCTTGCGGGAGCGATTTGTCGTCCCGGGGGATTCTCGCTTTTCCCCCGGGGAATCCAACCACTGCTGGTGCTCGATGGCGTGTACAATGTCGATACACGTTCCCCATGAATCGTGCTGCCGTCCACGGTAGCCACGCGGCGGGAAAGCCATTTTGTAGGCAGTCTCAAACAAATTTTTGATGTTGCTGCACCGCTTTTGAAGCTCTGTATCGTAAGTGTACTTTCCAGTGAGAGTTTTGACGCGGGGTACGCCGTCATACGTCAGATCTTCGGCCAGAGCATCGAACTGCCCCATGCGAACCCTCATATACTCGTCCACAGCCAGCCCGATGACGCGCAGCTGCTCTTCCGAGATCTCAATGCGGTACTTCATTTTCATCGTCCTTTTCCGTTTTTCTCATGCCCAAGAAATCACCAATCCCGTAGCTTCCATCCTTGCAGCTGTGAAATTCAAACTGTGTTGGCGCGTTTGGAGATTCAAACTGCGGGGTGATGCCAGAAGATTCGAGAACTGTATACATAGTGGCCGTGGCCGCCGTGTCCTTGTCGCCTGTTCCAGAGTGACAGAATTCTTTTCCGCAGAGGCGGCATTTATAGATTGCCATGTACATTTCCATCTGTTTGCTTACCTCCTTCGTATTCGCCGGACAGCACCAGAGCCATGGCCTCACAGATGATGGTTACCTTGACCCGTTCAAGGTTTTCCCATGACAGGTCTTTCGACCTGTCCTTGCGCTGCCCGGCGGTCTTCTGCATCAGCATCTGACGCAGTTCCATGCAGGCCTCTTTGAGAGCCGGGTAGTTGGCTTTCATCCCGCCCATCTGCATAAAGATCCACATGGTATCCAGCATCGGGTTTTCCCATGGTTCAGGCTTTACCATCGGCAACCTCAATTTCCTGCACATAGCACCAACTCTGGGGCGGTCGCTGCGCTTCCACAGGCCGCACACCAAACCGCGTGTTTAGCAAGCCCGTGAACGGCCGCAGCTCGCGCGGATTGTCATAAATTTTCAGGTCGGAAATGTGCCAGCCATACAAGTCTTTCAAATCTGCATAACTCATCCCGGACTTCCATCCGGCATAGTCTTTGACTTGCGGTACTGTGAGACAGCTTCCAGCAATTGCAGATTCGATATCTTCTTTGACGACACAGTATTCAGGGCCAATGCGTCGGATGTCATCGCAGATAAATTCGCCGACAACCATTCCGTCAACCCTGCGGTCGAATAGCTTATGAGACCTATCGTCGAAATATAAATGGTCAACGGCTTTCCAGCAGAAAAATTTCGTTCCTTTCGTGCAATATATGTAGCACTTAAAAGGTTCTTTCAACGAGACCGGTCTTGTCTTACGGATTTCCACCGTTTTACAGCCCGAAAAGATACGGCTGCACCATTCGGGCCGGATGCTCAAAAGAACTGCTTTCACTTTTCGTCAACCTCCGCGCACGCCCTGCGGCAGGGTTCGCACTTTTTGTACGGCTCTTCGAGCCAGCAGTTGAACAGCAGGCACTTCGGCTTCCTGTATTCAGGCGGAGCCTTGTTTCCGTGAGTTTGGGTGCGTAGTGCATGGTATTTGCATACCTCTTTGCCCCAAAAATCTCCTCCGAACTCACATTTTCCATACCCCGGCGAAACCTCATGCTTAACTGTGATGATTTTCATTTCGCTACCTCCGGCGGCTCCAGCAGCGGAGCCCAGAACTTCACAGCACCATAGGGCGTATCTGCCGCCGGTCGGCCATCCTCGATGTACCACTTGCCGTTTTCAATCCAGCCCTTCATGGTGTTCCGGCTCTCGCAGCAGACCCACACAAGTTCGCTCATGATGCAGCAGTGCTTTTCTCCCGCGTTCTCCCAGCTTTCATCGTGGACAGGCGGCGGGGTTTTGGCATCGTGCCACGATACACGACGGATAAAATCAACGACCATCTGGCTCGCTTCCCGGAGGGTCTTCGCAGCGGCTTCCTTACCCTTGAAGCCATTGTAATACTCAACCTCGGCCAGCGCGTCCAAATCCGTTGCCGGGTCAATGAGTCGGCAGGCTTCTTCTAGGGTCATTCGATGTACCTCCGTGTGTCCTTGTTCCAGCGCAGCGTGATGGGGTTGCCGCACTTGCACGGCACTGTAAATTCCTGTTCCGCAATGTTGGTCTTGCCCTTGGCGTGGAACTCGCAACAGCTGCATTGGAACTCATACGGCGCAAGGCCACGTTCCAGTGAAATCGTAGCCCCGCAGCGGCAGCCGATGGACATTTGCGCAACGTGGAGGTATGTACCGAACTCCTTGCCGCAGCAGGGGCAGCACAGGCGCAGCAGTCCTCGTGCGCCGGGCTCCGGCGGGCGATTACTCTTTCTCATGGTCGGCTCCTTTCTCGGTCTGAAGCCGAATCACTTCCCGGAACAGCAGCTCATTGTTGTGCTCCGATTCAGTCATAAAGTTGATGTACTCCCGGAACAGCTGGCGGTCATGCTGCTGCCGGCTGGTTTCGCCCAGCAGGGCACCGATAGCCACGCCCACGGCCAGCAGCGCAATGTTGATGAAGATCTGATCAGGCATTGTCATCACCCAGCACTTTCTCGATGAGGTCAAAGACCATTTCTCGGTCTTCGGTGGTCAGAAAGTCAGCCGCCATGATTTCAAACTTGAGGCGGTCAGCGTATTCTTTCAGGTCATCCATGGTTTACTCCTCTCCCAGCCGGGCAAGGATCTCGTCGCCCTTGTCCAGCAGTTCATCTCGCCGCTTTTTCTGCTCGGCCTCCAGCTTTTCCATTTCAGCCTGATACTTTTTCAGCGTTCCCGGCCGGAAATGCTTGCTCTGACCCATACGGATTTTTGCGGCAATTTTCTTGTGCCGCTGGACGGTCTGGCGCAGTTCGGTGTCCGTGGTCAGAATCTGGTAACGATGGTGGCAGCCGGGGCAGGTGAAATACTGCACCATGTAATCGCCGCTCCATGTACTGCGGATGCCGGCCGTCTGGATGCTGAACGGTGTGCCGCAGCGGTCACACTTTACAAGGTCGGTCATTCGCCATACTCCTTTCTGCACAGCTGGAACGCATTGCAGTGGTCATCACAGGTCTTGCAGCACTTGTCGCATCCGGGATGCGCCGCCTTGCAACCTTCGCAGGGCGCATCTGCCTTTTTAGGGGCATTGGCTGAAAAGATGGCGTGGGTTCCGTTCTGCAATGCCTTTTCTTCGTCAGACATTTCATAGCCCAAGGCTACCAGCAGAGTGTAAATAGCGTCGAGACTGCCGTTTTCCTCCCAGCCGTACCCGCCGCTCTGGTAGTCGGGTTTCCAGACCCAGCCCCAGTATCCGTTGCTGCCATCGTCAGCAGCCGAATAGGCCAAGGAGAGCAGTGCCTTTTCCGGCTGGTCGCTGAACACCGAAGTACTTTCCAGATAATCGAGCAGGTCAACGCTGTCCGTTTCCGGGGGAGCAACGCCCAGCAGCTTGATTGTCAACTCGCCATCGTAATTTGACTCGAACGCATCCACAGCAAAGCGGACGATTTCGCCCAGATGCTTTTTGCACTCTGCCGTGGAAAGCTGCGTCACAAAGTCCCGGCGCAGTTCAAACATATAGTTTGTGAGGGCGGCAAGCTGGTCCTTATAGAACTGTTCCTGCTGCCGCTTTTCCTCTCGCTTAGCCGTTTCCGCATTCTCTTTTCCCAAATCACGCTCTTTGTAGAGGTCAATCTGGTTTTGGCTGACCTTGTAGCAGTACGCTACGCTATCGGCATCGTCCGGCACTTCAACGTCCTTGCCGGTGTTCCAATATCCGTACCCGGCAACGTGTGTGTGAGTACTGTAATCGGCATCAGGATTTTCCACAGCAAATTGGCGAAGCTGCTCAATCCATTCATCCTTTCGATGCTGGTATTTCTGGTCAGACAAGGCATTCTGCATGGCGCGGTTGAAGTTCTGGGTACCTAGGGTTTCCAGCACCTTGTTCCGGGCATCCAAGTCCTCGATTTTGTTAAGTTCAACAAAATCGGAAAGGGTGGCACCGCGCTTTTCGGCTTTCTTGAAGCTGTCGCGATTCAGTTCCAGCAGCTTGATGCGCCGCCGGATAGTGGACTGGGAGAACCCCGACTTGTCGGAGATCTGCTCCACTGTCTGCCCGAAGTCCATCATCATCTGGAAGCCCTGCGCCTGTTCGTAGACGGTGAGGTCTGACCGCTGCATATTCTCAACCATCATGGTCTGCATCTGCTCCCGCTCGTCCATCTCCACGATGGCGCAGGGCAGTTCGTACAGTCCTGCCTGCTGCGCTGCTGCTGCCCGGCGGTGGCCGATGATGATTGTGTAGTCCTCACTGGACCACACAGCCTTGGGTGTCCATGCTGCCGCTGCTGCGGCTGCATCCCCGCCCTCGTCAACGCACTTTGCGATGTACTCCCGGCTGTTGAGGTAGTGGCCGGGGATTACGGTCAAGTTCTGGTACACGCCGTTTTCCTTGATGCTGGCGGCAAGTTCGGACAGGTCGCCCAGTTCCTTGCGGGGGTTATCGGGGTGAGGGTACAGCTGCCGGATAGAGATGTAAGTAATGTCTGCCATAGGGATACTCCTTTCTTATTTCGGGTTAGAAAAACGTGAGCTGCCCGGTTTTGGTTTCGTTAAGAGGCTCGTTTTCCGGGGCTTTAGGCTCATTTTTGATAGATTTTTGCAAATTTTCGGGCTTAGTTTCCGGCTTTTCGATTTTAGGAAGCTGTTCTTTCGGCTTCATCAGCAGATTCATCTTGGCTATCTGCCGCCGCATATACCACACATCCGTGGAGAAGAACGGCATATACCAGATGCGGTTTTGTGATCCTGCGGGCAGCAATCCGCGGCTGTCGTAGGCCGTTGCCGGGTTCACGAGTGTGTCACCGATGACTACATATCCAGCGCAGCCCATGAAGCTGCACTGGATGTAGCACATAAGCCCAACGATGAAGTCAATGTCTTGGGCTATGACAAGGACTTTGTTGTGGTAGCAGATATTCCGTCTTTTGCAAACGTTCAAAAAGGCAAGCAGCGTGGCCCCAGCACCACAGGCCGGGTCAGATACCGAGATGAATCCCTCCATGTCCGGGTGCAGCTTCGGGTCGAACGTAATCTCGGCCATGCAGCGGCACACATCGTAGGGAGTGAAGAACTGCCCGGCGTGCGAGTTGCCCAACTCGCACATCATGTACAGCGAACCGAGGAAGTCTTGGTCAGGATTCTGCTCCATGCCCATGATTACCTCGCCCAGCATTTCAGCCATGCCCTCCCGCTCCTTGGCGGAGTATTTGGAAACGATGGTCTGATACATCTTGGTGCGCTCTGGGGCATTTACCTTGTCCGTGCTGTTCGAGATCTCGATGGCCGTCAGGGTGACGAAGTCCTCCCAAATCTCCCAGCGGCTGTGCTTTCCAGTCAGGCTATTGAAGATTTTGAGGAAGTTCTTCTGGTGGTCATCCCGGATGCTGCGGGTCACTGCTGCCTTTGCCATAGGTTACTCCTCCTCGCTGTCAGCAGCGGCAAGGGTGTAGTGCCCGTTGGAGAACTCGATCACGCCTGCGGATTCCATATCATCTAACAGCGCAATGGCCTTTTCTGCGGTCACGCCCATCTTTTCCTCCAACATGGCCTGCGTGATGCCGTTGTTCTGCCGGGCAATCTCGGTGGCTTTGGTCAGTTCATCGGCTGCGGGTTCCTCCGCATCGTCCAGTTCCTCGGCATCAACTTCTTTCGGCGGTTCGACCTCCCCGGGGAGATTCGAAGAATCAGGCTCATTTTCCCGGGGCGCATCCTGCTGCCCACCGGATTCCGGAATATCCGGCATTTTGTAGCCGAGAGCTGCCAGCTTTCCACCCTCGACCAAATCCCGGAAGAAGAACTGGAGCCAGAGGTAGTGCATATTCTTGAAGATGTTCTTGATTTTGTTGAACAGGGTGTCGGAGATGGTGAACGTCTTGCTCATGCGGTAGGTCAGGTTCCCATCCTTGACGGTGAACAGGATGGATGCACCCGGCGAGATGTAGTTGTCCTCGGATGCCTCCTCCAGCATCGACATCTGTTCACCAACGCCGCCCAACGGACGGATAACCAGCTTGATGGGGTATGCGTTCTTGATGAACACATAACTCAGGTTGTTGGCCTCGCAGATGCCCTTGAGTTTTTCACGGTAGACTGCGAAACGTGCGGATTCAGACAGAGAATTATCCATGATGAAGCTCCTTTCAAGTAGTCGAAAATTTGTAGTCGTTCTCCCGGTTCTCGATGGCGGTCAGGCCAAGTGCGTAGGCTGCCCACACATCGGCCTTAAAGCCATAGAAGAAATCCGGCTTTTTCTTTGTGCCCTTGCCGTTTTTCAGGTCATGGGCTGCAAATCGGTCAATCAACGCCCGCCGGATGGCGGTATCGTTGGCTCTGCTGTCGTGGCAAATGTGCTTTTTCTCCTCGATGCGGCACAGCATTCGCACCGGGCATTGGTCGGAAAGAACTTGGTAAAAGCGGCCGATCCAGACCGTAGTGTCGAAAACGTCCCGACCAACCGACATTCCGTAGGAGGCCACCATCTCGATGACCGCCCACCGCCAGCCCTGTGCCCCGGCAGAGGAAAGCTTTTGCAGCAGCTCTGCATTGTCGATTTTTCCAAATTCCAGAGGGCGCAGGGTGCTGCGATCAATCACGCAGTAGCCAGACTGGGTGTTGCCGGGGTCGATAGCGATAATCGGAAAGGTGCTCACAGGTACGACCTCCCAAACTCTTGGATGAACCGCGCCTCTGGCCAGCCGTAATACTCCATGGCCTTTTTCTGCGCCCACTTTTTTAAGCGGAGATCGGCCTCTCTATTTGTATGTACGGCAGTCACGCCGTTCTGGTGGCACCAAGGGCAGAGGTTTGCCCACAGGCCAAGCCGCTTGCTCTTATCCCGGTACGGTCCGAAAAAGACTTCGTGCCGGGCGGTGCGATACCGCCCGCAAATCAGACAGGTGGGGCTCTTGCTGAGGATGCTGGGCGCATAGCCATTGCTGTCCAGCTTCTCGCCGTACTCATTTTGTGCCATATCAACGTCTCCTCCTACGCTCAAAAGACTGCTGGGAAACCTGCTGCATAATCAGCTGAACCTTGTTCTGCACACCCTGCTCAGCCAGTACGTTGACGGGCTGTGAGGTGGCACCGATGCGACCAAGTGTCTGTGCCCGGACACGCTTGATGAAATTCAGCTGCTGCTTACGGAATTCTTTGTCCACTTCCACGGCATCCTTGCTGCCATCGATATCAGCAACTTCCAGATCCGGGGCTTGCATGGCATCGGCAGCGCAGCGGCGCAGCTTTTCCATCGCAACGTCCAGACCATCCTCATGCCCCCACTTGTTCAGCTGCTCATAGTTGGCATGGCTTTCCTTGCGCAACCGTTCCAAGCGGTCTGGACCGTAGTGCAGCACATCAATAACCGCCTTGGCGTAAATCTGCCAAGCAATTTTGGCGGCTCTGTCGCCAGCCATGCGGTACTGCTGCTCTTTGCGTCCACGAGGCATTCTCACCATCGGGATTCGGTAGTCAGAAGAAACGCACCCAGCCAACCAGCTTTCCCGGATTGCCTCGGCCTTGTTCTTGGAGGGTCTGCCGTTTGCATCCGGGGTCATAATGACCTCGGTGTTCTGGTTCTCCAACTCGTCAATTCTAGCTTTAATGCGCTCCAGTCTGGTCTTGCCGACGCCGAACTCCTGATGCAGCGCAATGGTGGTGCACAAACACACGATTTGTCCGACCGCCTGTCTGGTATCGTCCATTTCGGTCTCAAACGGTTTTTTCACGGTTCAACACCTCCCGAAATAATCCAGACCCGGCGGGAGCCCCACCCAGACCAGCTTAGAGCCTCTGCATGGGTGTTTACCGCCACATCCAGCTTGTTACCTTTTACCGCTCCGCCAGTGTCCTGAACGACCCGGAGGCCTACGCCCTCGATATAGACCACTGTGCCGTAGGGCAGAACGCTGGTGTCAGCAGCTACGGTTACACCCGGCTGCACCTTCGCGCCGCTGGATGTGATGCCGTGCCCCTCGCCACAGATGTGGGCGTATTCCTCGGAACAATAGGCTGTGCAGCTGAACGCCCCGGCGTATGTAAGGGTCAAATCGGTCTGGGCGTTCAGTTCTGCGGTCAGCGTGTCTACCTCGGTTTGGAGTTGGTCAATGGTTTCATCACGTTCTCCGGCCATGCGCTCCCAGTTGGATGACTTGCTGGCGTAGATATCCCGCTCGATTTCCAACTCGTCCACCCGCCGGGAGTAGGCCGTGCTTGCGAGGATGCAGCCAACCATCGCACACGAAACGCACACGATCAGGCTGCGGAATGGTCTTTTCGATCTCACGCCGTGCCACCTCCAATCTGTGCCGGGGCTGCGCCGCCGGGCAGAGCCGGGGGCTGCAAACTCTCAACCGGGGCATCCTGCACAGCCCGGTCGAAGCCCGGCCGGACGAACTGGCGCAGATCCGCGCTGCTGCGGCTGCTGAAAATCTCCGACAGGTCTGCCGGGGATCCAGCCCACCGCTGCACCACCATCGGGAGGGCGGCGAAGATTTTCGCGTTTTCCTTTTTGAAATCTTCGCCTTTCAGCTTGCGCCCATCGGGGGCAATGAATCCGCCGTGGGTCTGGTAGTACAGATTTGCCTCGATTTTCCGGGCAGCTGCCGCAGCCTGCGCCCAGAGGTCGTTCGCCGAGGGTTGCTGGGCTGACAGCAGCTTTTTAATTTCAGCGCACCAGTCCACAATCAGCTGGTTCTGGAATCTGCACTGTGTAAAGGCCGTATACAGTGCCTTTTCCACAATCTCGTCCGGGATGGTGCCGAACGCCCGGATGTAGATTTGCGTGTCAGCCCAGCGCTCCTCCAAGCTGCGGGCGCGGCCGTAGTGGTCATCGATGACCACCAGCAGCTCACGCAATTTCGTATCGGTCATGTTGTCGAGCCTCCTAAAAGTTCTCCAAAAATTTCATCGTAGTCATCAGCAGCAGAACGCTTTGGCTGCTGGCCCGCCGGGGGCTTACGCCGCTGGTCGCGGGCTTGCACATCGCCAAGGGTTTTCACGCCCTCATTCTTCCATGCTTTCAAGATGCCGTTGACGTAGTTCCATTTATGTACGCCAGACAGTGCGGCTTTTTTGATAGCCAGCAGGATGAGGTCATCCGTGAAAATCTGCCGCCATTGGAGCAAGGAATCCTTTGCGGCCGGGGGAAAGCTGCCGATGTTGTCCTCGAAAGACCGGACAATCTCGGCCAATCCGGGGTCGGCAGCCGGAAAACCGCCGCTGCCGTTATCTCTTACTCTGTTCTCTATCTCTTTATCTTTCTCTTTATCTTTATCTATCTCTTTCTCTATGGGGAGATTTTCCCCAGTGGTATCCCTACCACTTTCCCCAATGGAAAGAGGAGAATTTGCGGCTTGTAGTGTCTGCCTGCGCTTCTTGGCCGCCCAGTCAGTTTCACTGCCTATCATTTCCGAATAATCGGAAATCGACAGCGTTCCGTCTGGGTTTTCAAAAACAAGGCCGATTTGCTTGTACACCTCAAGAGCCACACGGACGGTTGCCAGAGAAAACCATTTGCATTCTCTCTGAATCTTTTCAACATCATAGGGAATGAGCATCTCTCCGATTTTTGACACCAGACAACCACCCGTGTTTATGGTTTTGAGGCAGAGCATTTGATAGAGAACAACATAGTTGGCACCATCTGGCTGGCTCATCAGGTAGTCGATTGCGTCCGAGGACATGAAGCTATCTTTGAGTTTTATCCAGTAGTACCGCTTACCTGTTGCCATTCAAACCTCCTTAGAACGGCAGGTCATCGCCATCGTCAATTTCAGAGAAATCATCGGGATTGCCCTGCGAGTAACTGGGTTGTGCAACTTCGGGAGCAGCTTCTGCGCCCTGCCACTGCTGCCGCTGGCTCTGGGTGTTAAAGCCCATCTGCTGCGGCTGCTGGTTCTGATAGGACGGCTGCTGGTAGCCCGGCGGCAGTGCTTCGCCGTTGTCATCGACACGCTGCTCAGTCTTGGGACCACAGAAGTGAATCTTCTGGACCACAAACTCGGTGGCGGTGCGCTTCTGACCGTTCTTGTCTTCGTAGGAGCGGGTCTGGCACTGGCACTCCACAAGAGCCGTGCTGCCCTTGCGGAAATACTGGCAAACGAACTCCGCCGTTTTACGCCATGCCACGAAATTCAGCCAATCGGTAGCCCGCCGGCCATCCTGACCGACATTGTCCCGGTCAACGGCCATGCGAAAACTGGCAACTGTCAGGCCGCTCTGTGTGGTCCGCATTTCAGGATCAGCGGCGAAGCGGCCCTGAAATGTGCAATTATTCAGCATCGGTGTCCTCCTGCTTGGTAATCAGCTCCGGATGAACTGCAAGCATCAAATCCAGCACAAAGTTACCAATGTCGTAAACGCTGCCGCGTGCACCCTTGTGATAAATGAGGCTGAGTTCGGCCTGCTTCTGGAGCAGTTCCTTGTACTCCTCAACCGGGATAGCGATGGTCTGGACGTTCAAATCTTCCATAACTGGTTCCTTTCTTCTCGCATGATGCGGACCACCTTGCGGCACTGGGCCACATCGAACATTCCAATATGCGTAAATTCAATCGGGGTGCCCATCTTCTTGGACAGCCAGCGGTAGGCCTCATTCCGGCGGCCACGGTAGGGACCGTATTTCCAGAGCGGGTCAAATGCTGCATGAGCTGCCTTTTTCCAGTTGCGCAACTCCGAATTTGCCAAGCGGCCAAGGGGTTTGTCAGACCCCTTGTGTACGCCGACATAGGCGCCGCAGCGAGGGCAGAGGTAAATCATGCCGAAGCTGTGGCCGTGGTAAACCACCGAACTGTCTACGAAGTCTGCGGGCGTTCCGCAGTAGTCGCAGATGACGATTCGGCCTTTCATCGTGACCATTCCTCCTTGTACCGAGCCAACTGTTCCGGGGTATCCGTCTGGATGCCCAGTTCCTTGGCTTCTTCGATTGCGCCGTCCACAAGATGAGCAAACTCTTTCGTGTTCATCTTGTGGCTTTCCTTGTAGACAAAATAACAGGAGTAGTTTTTGCCGTTCTCCTGCCGGGTTTCATAAAGCCGGACATAGGGGTAAAAATCGCAGGGATCTACGGTTGGCGGGAGTTTTAATCCAACAGGTTTTCCATCCTTATCGCGGGCCAGTGCTCCGTATGACACCACAAGTCGCCGCTTCACGGCATCTTCGCTCTCTCCGGTTTCCGCAGAAATTTTGTTGCACAGAACGTGGAAATACGCATTTGCTGACAGGCTACGCTTTTCCCTGTGTTTTTTGATTTCCACATCCAGAACCGGCTCCAGATGCAGCTTGTCCCAGATTTCCCGGAAGTCGCCGTTGAGTTCCAACGTGACACGCTGTTTTCCACCGAGGGTAAAAGCCATGTCCACCAGCCGCCCGGTCATGTGGTATCCTCCTTGTCCTGATGGCAGTGCATATAGATGTACGCACTGTTTGACCCCATGTTGGCATAGAGCCAATCATTGATTTTTGCCACGCTCATGTGGTCACGCAAGACACGTTTTTCATAGATATACTCACCAGTCAGCTTTTTCTCGGCGATTTTTGCCTGAATCTCCTCGTCCTCGTAGTTGGCTTCGACCATGTAGAGGTCATAGTTCGGAGCGGCTATACCGTTCAGATTGTTCATGTCGGTGCAGTAGAACAGCTTTCCGGCGGGGAGCCAGACCTTCCATCCGCAGTTCGGAACATTGTGCTTCACCATGTTCGGAATGACATTACAGATGCCGTAACCGTACATAGTTCCCGGTGTCAAAACATCAATCTGGGAAATTGGCACCCCTGCATCCACCAGCGGTTTGCACAACCAGTCACAGCAGGCGAATCGCAGCGTTGGGCGATTGGATGCCAGTAGTCGAAGCGTTGACGGCTGGAAATGGTCACAGTGGATGTGGGTCAAGAGAACCAGCTTCAGAGTTTTCCATTCTGCGGCCAAAGCCTTGAACGGAACACCACAGTCAATCAGAATCTCATGCTCAATCACCACGGCATTTCCCTTGCTGCCTGTTGCGATGATGTTGTAGCCGATCATAACGAACTGAGGTCAACAACCTCTTCGACGGCAGTGGGCTCGCCCTGCGAAATATCACCGTGCGGCAAGGCCTGTCCTGCGTCCACTTCGGGCTTTCCAGTATGAAGTTCTGGCTGCTCCTGTGCGTCAGACACGACCTCCTGCGTAGTAAGGATTTCGCCATTATCTGCTACCGCTGCCACGGCGTTATCGCTTTCCAAAGCCCTGGTCATTTCGATGCTCATAACACCCCAGCGAGAAATAAGCTGGCGAAGCATGGTTTTCTTTGCCATGTCATCGAACGACTTATACCAAAAGGACGAATACTTCCACATTTCGCTCTCCGGGATTTTGCCAGCCAGCAATTCCTCGTACTTCTGCCGGCTGAACACCTTGGAGTAGGTATCTGCGTGGTTCATCATTTTTTCCTTGGACCAGTACAGCACCTTGCGGAAACCGTTCACGTACTCAAAGTAAGCCATGTAGCCAACAGTAGGCAGCGCATCTCGCTGATCATCGTCCTCGATGAACTGGAACTTGGGCTTGCCGGTCATCGAATCTTTGCCCAGATACTCGCCCTGCTTAATCTCGGTAACATCGAGATCCGCATACTGGCCGCTGCGCAGCGCCAGCTGGAGGTAGCCCTTGTAGCCAAGCACGAACGTGGCCGTGACGATTTCCGGGCGGATCAGATTGCCGCCACGGTCATACTTGGCCTTCTGCTTGAACGGAACCAGATAATACTGCCCAAGCTGCGGAGAGGGGCTAAGGTTGAGAGATTCACCCAGCAGGGCACCCGCCAGAATCGTGCCGGCATCGCACTCCTGCAAAGCCGGATTGACCGCGACCGCTGAGGTGATGCTTGCCGTAAAGCGGCGAACGCGGGCGGGGTCGCGCAGGGTGTTGGCAATCAAAGACTGATAGCCCTTGGTGGTGATTGCCACGGAAAACTTGGGTTTCTGCTGCGCTTGCAACTGGTTGTTATACGTTGCCATATTCAATGCCTTCCTTTTCAAGATAATTTTTCAGGCCGATAAGCTGTGCCTTGGTGCCCTTTGCGTAGAAGCGGGTCATCAAAATAGGCTCCGGCTTGGGCCGCGAAGCCGGTTCAGCATCGGGCTGCACGGGCATTTCCGGGTCTACTGAAATTTCCTGCGCTGGTTCAGGCTGCGTCTGGGCAGCTGCGGCAGCTGCGGCGCGAACTTTTTCTGCCGCAGCTTCACGTTCTGCCTGCCTGATACGGCGTTCTTCTTCCAGCCGCCGCTGCTCTTCAAGAGCTTTGTGACGGTTATCCACAACTTTAATCGCTGTGGGCAGGTCGAGGTTCTTCCGGTATTCCACCATGACCTCCGCAGAACTTTCCATAGCGTCGATTGCAGTAACATCGGACACGATGCCATCCACAAACGCCTTTGCCTGTTTTTTCAGAGCAGTGACGCTGTCGCTCATGTTGACTTTCGGCCGGTAGGTCAAGTCATCCATCCAGTCAATACCCGCAGCCGCCACCAACTCGTTGTAATACTCCTGAACAGCATCCGTCTTCTGCGCCACGATGCCGGAAGTAACGTCCGTGATTTTCCGCTTCAGTTCTGCGTCTGCGGTCTGGAATGGCACCGTCACACACTCACGATAAACCTTTTCAAACTCGGTATACGGTTCAAGGATTTTGTCCTTGACAGCAATGCGCTGGGCTTCGTATTCCTTGAATTCCTTGGTCAGCTGTGCGCGAGCATCCTTGACGCTCTTATAAGTCTGCTCTGTACAGACCAGCGAGAGCGCGTCAGCCGTGCGCTGCTCGATGTCAGCCTTTACGCTGTGCAGCCGCTCAACGATGATGGGCAACTGCTGCAGTTCGATAACCTGCAATGCGGTTTCCTTTGCCATGTGGCATCCTCCTTTTACTTTCCAAAAATGATGGTTTTCCCGGTGTCCTTATTCAGGAGCACCATACCGTTCGGGATGTCCCGAACCCAGAGATATGCGGTGCAGTCCCAACCGGCAGCAGAGAGGGCTTCTTTCTGGCGGCGGGTCAATTTCTTGGCTTTCAAAAAATCATCTCCTCATCGGTCTTGTTGACAGCGATGTTCAGCGTGATGGTCTCCCGGCAGCGGCGGCCGAAGTTGCCCTCCGAGCCGAACATCTTGGTTTTCTCAAACTCCTTTGCGCTGTACACGCTGGCACAGTTGAGAACATTTGGAATACGGTCAGGATGCACCGCTCGGAACGCCTGACACGCCATGTGGTAGTTTGGTGCCCAGACAACCGTCCATCCTCCGCAGTACGGCTGAACGTCATCGGAGCCGTAGGTGAAGTAGAATTTTTCCAGATCCATCACTCGGCCTCGCTTTCGTCCTTGATGCTGATGCCGAGTGCAAAGAGCAGAAGCATCAGACCTGTTTCATCATCTTCGGTCAGGCTCACAAAGTCGCGTTCGCCAGCTACAAAGCCCTCGCGGAGAATCACAGCGTTGCCCACGATAGGCTGGCCGTGTTCCGGCGTACCGTAGAGGACGCTGGCAATGTTATTGATGGCAGAGCCTTTCAATCGCCCCTCGTCATCGACCACCATGCACAGCCCTTCCGGCAGATACTTGGGATGAACCACCTCGATGTAGCCGCTGACTTCTTTCTGGAGGCTGTCCAGCAGCGGTTCGCTGAAGTCCTTGAACTGAATCCGATTTTCGGTGTCGAATACCAATCCTTTCATAAAATCACTCCTTTCTGTTTGTAGGCAAAATCAAGCATAAATGAATTTCTTCGCATTGCAGTTGCTTTTCTTCGCCTTTGCTTAGCTGGTCATATCAATTCGCTGCCTTTGCCGTTCTCAGCGTGTCGAAGCCGCTCCTTGCCATTGCGTTGCGGAACACCGCAAGGCTCCACCTTGCCATCGCTTATCGCCTCGATGCGGAACTATGCCCTTGCGTTTCATTTCATGGCGTTACAGAGCTCTGCCCTTGCCGCGCCTTTCCTCTCTAGGCAATGCCCTCGCTTTACTCTGGTACGCTACGTTTTGCCTAGCCCTTGCAAGGCTCATCGCATCCATACGAAGCAATGCCGTTGCTCTTCTACTCGAAACGGTGCTATGCAGTTGCAGCACAAATCATGTCGATGCTCTGCCACTGCAAGGCGTTACAGTTCGTGGCTAAACCACGCCATCGCATTACTCGGTGATTTCATAGGAGAAACGGCCTTTGCCGGAATTACGCCACTGGCCGATACCGCGTAGGGCGCCATAGTTCAGCCATTCCAAAACAGCCTTTTCGTGAGAATCGTCCATCAGCAGAATTTCAAACTCACAAGTGGAGCCAGCAGGGATTTGCTCACTGTTCGCAAGGCTTACACGCTCGCCCTGTGCGGTTTGGGCGCGAAGCGGACGTTGGCACTCGGTCATTTCGCCATTGAAATGAATGGGAATCATGCGCGGCTGAACGAAAATCAGGCCATCAATAACCTTTTTGTAGGCAGTGATCTTGCCGGATTCGTTCACGGCCTTTTTCTTGCTAGTTTCGGTCTTACCGCCGATTCTGGAGAGCATACCGCAGGAATCCTTGAAGAAACCCTTGACCTGATAGTCATACAAAACAGGCTCGCCCTTTTCGTTGCGAGGGAACACCGTCATGCCCTTGTCAGCCACGGCATCTGCACCCAGCGCAGCCACTTCATCCTCAACGGTTGCGGCATCCGGGGACTTGCTGGCAATGAACTCGCGGGCAATGTTCTGGTTGCTGGGCCATGTGCCAAGCACGGGCTCAACAAATGTCAGCTTGACTTTGATTTTTTTCATACGATTACTCCTTTTCCGGGAAGCATTCATTGACTTCCCATGCGTCTGCGGCCTCTAAGCAGCGGTCACAGCCAACGATTGTGCCATCATCGGTGCGGTAGACGGTATCGCACCTCTGGTGGCAGAGGGGGCACACGGGAGGGTCAGGGTAGCCAGCCTCCGCATCAGTCCTCGGATACAGCATCCAGCACCTCCCGCAGCTTCCGGCCCATCCAGCGGCCTACACCGTCCAATGCACCGTTGCTGTCCAGCCAGACGAACAGAGCTGCAATGGCGGCAGTCAGAACGAACTGCGCCGCCGGGAGCCGGGCTGCTGCTTGTTCTGCGGTGATGCCGTACATGGCCATCAGAATCTTAATCATTCTTATTCTCTCCTTTCTTTCTCTGCTGGTAGGCCTCCCACTCGGCATCCAATATCGCCCGCCCATTCGGCATGGCAATGATGTTGAGATAGAGTTGCTTGCAGCCTCGTGCCAGCATTTTGGCAGTTTCAGGGCTGATTTCATCCAAGTGGATGTGTGGAATACTATCCATGTGAACCTCCGTTGTTCAGTTTAACTGAACTTACAGGGCAAAAAAATAATCTGGGATGTCCGACACTTCGATTTTTAGTGCCTGACACGCAGCTTCGATTTCGTCCTGTTTCCAGTCAACCTTACCGTTGAGTTTGAGAGAGGTGGTGCGGTCCGACCATCCCATACTCTTGCCAAATGCCCCTCTGGTTCCGAAAATCTCAACGATTCGGCCCAGCAGCTTGTTATAGCTTCTCTGCATCGTTTTCACCTCTTTTCCGTTCGGTTCAGTTTAACTGAACTGTTCACACTTTACCACAACGATTTCTCCTTGTCAATACAAAAATTCACTTTTTTTGAACTTTTGGGCTGGAATACTTGAACTTTTGTTTATACCATGATATGATGTAACCATACCGGAGGTGAACCAAATGAAGCCATCAACGACCGCAGAACGTCTGCAAGAAGCTATGAATATCAGAGGTCTGAAACAGGTTGATGTTTTGAGGCTTGCAGAGCCGTACTGCCGCGCTTACGGTGTCAATCTTGGAAAAACCGCTTTGACCCAATATGTTTCAGGGAAAATCGTTCCTCGGCAAGATAAGCTAACCATCTTGGGATTAGCCCTTGATGTTTCAGAGGTATGGCTGATGGGATACGATGTTCCCATGGAAAGAAAAACTGCGCCCATCCCCATGGAAGAGGATGAGCGCAGCAAAGAGTTCGTCGAACTATTTAATCAGCTCAGCACCGAGCAGAAAAAGGCCGTTCTATATGTTATGAAAGGCTTTTTAGAAAAGCAATGACACGTTCTTGATCTTCTGCTGACAGATGCAAGAACAGTTCAAGTGCCAGCATGGCGCGAAGCTGCTCTCGGACATCATCGGAATCGATGGAAACGTCCATAATATTCCGCTCCTTTCTGTAAAATTACTGCCAGCAGTTTATCTGATTATACCAGAATAACATACGGTTTTCAGCCGTTTGTAAAATAATGCCAGAATACGATGAATAATTATGATTTTGACTACAACTGGCAACGTGCAGGGTAAAAACGTAACGGAATAGGTGATTTCTTATGGATTTGAAAGAAATTGCACTTCACTTGCAAGATTTTAGGAATGTCTATGTGACAGGGAATCCCGCCATGTTGAGGAGCCGGACGGATTTTCTTGATATTTTTTCAGCGTATGGTCTGGCCGCAGACATGAGCGTGTCAAAGAGGACCGGTCTTTTAATCGTGTGCAGTGACCCGATGCAAAAGAAAATCGACAGAGCTGCCGCCCTAAACATTCCAATCATTTCAGAACAGCAATGGTTTGAACTTATGCCGGAACTAGAAGCCCTCGGAATGTGGAATGGAAAGCCAATTCCGTTTGCGGATGACAATGGCATCTACCGTTTTGATGTGGGTGGTGTTGGATAATGGCAAAAAAGAAGAAGCCCGCCGGGGGCAACGCCATCATCTATGCCCGCTACTCGTCCCATAACCAAAGGGATGTTTCCATCGAACAGCAGATTGAGGCCTGCCGGAAACACGCTGCAGAACTTGGGCTGACCATCACCGACACCTACGAAGACCGCGCGATCAGCGGCCGCACCGACAACCGTCCGGCGTTTCAACGGATGATGCGAGATGCCGAGGACGGAAAGTTTCAATATGTCTTGGCATGGAAGTCCAACCGCATGGGTCGAAACATGATGCAGGCCATGGTCAATGAATCCCGCCTGATGGATTGCGGTGTAAAGGTGTTCTACGCCGAGGAGGATTTTGACGATTCGGCCGCTGGGCGTTTTGCCTTGCGCAGTATGATGAACGTCAACCAGTTCTACTCGGACAACTTGGCCGAAGATGTGCGCCGTGGCCTGATGGACAACGCCAGCAAGTGCATGGCGAATGGCCGGCAGCCGCTGGGCTACAAGCGTGGCGAAGATGGCAAGGTTGTTGTTGATGAACCCGCAGCAGCAATCGTCCGGGAGATTTACACTCGTATTGCTTCTGGCGAAATGTTTATGGACATTGCCCGCGATTTGAACCGCCGAGGGATAAAAACGCAGTCCGGCAGCGAATGGAACAAAAGCAGCTTCAAGGTTCTGTGCCGTAACGAGCGATACCGTGGAATTTACATATACGGCGATACCCGCATCGAGGGAGGCATCCCGCCTATCGTTGACGATGTTTTGTGGTACAAGGTGCAGGAGGTTCTCAAGGTGAAAAAAAGCAAAAATAGGCACCACTGCCCCAGCGATGAAGATTACCTCTTGACTGGAAAACTGCGGTGTGGGAAGTGCGGCGGCTACATGATCGGAATGTCCGGCAGGTCAAAGACCGGGGATGTGCATCATTACTACGCCTGTCAGAATAGACGTGTCGGCCATACCTGCGACAAGAAGAATATCCGCCGGGATGTTGTCGAGCCAGCGGTGGCACAGGCCATCAAGCAATATTGCCTGACAGATGACGCAATCGAGTGGATCACCGACCAGACTATTGCTTACTGGGAGGACGAGGACAGAAAGCTCCAGATTGACTCGATTGAAAACGATCTCTCTGCTGTGCAGTCTTCTATCTCGAACGTGATGAAAGCCATTGAGATGGGCGTTATCACTGAAACGACCCGCGACAGGCTTATCGAACTCGAACGGCAGCAGACCGACTTGAAATCGAAGTTGGCACTTGCCAAAGAGGAAATCGTCCACGTTGACCGTAAAGATCTCATTTCCAGCCTGTTGGCTTTCAGGCATGGAAATGTTCATGACCGGGCATATCAAGAAAAATTATTCAATGCTTTCTTGATAGCCGTTTATGTCTACGATGATGACCATTTGAAGCTGGTGTTTAACAGCTTCGGAAAAGACGATACCGTAAACATCGCCCTTGACCTTGGAGAAAATGACGATAATTCAGGACTTTCGGATGTGTCAAAAAGTTCGCCTATACTCTCCAACGGTCAACCAGACTAA